GCCATTATGTTGTGTTGTTTTGATAAATTTGCGTAAGTTGGCTTAGATTGAAGATTCAATGCTTCTAGTAAAGGTTGTGCAGAACTACTCACAATGCCACATAAACGCCTGTAGAATCTACTTAAAGGTGTTAATGGCTTATTTGGGTTATCTCTGCTTATATTTTCATACAAATAACTTAAAATTACTGATTTTTCTGTTTGTTCTTTTACGTTTGCTAAAAATTCTGGTCCTCTTATATGAATTTTACCAAAAGGATTATATATGCAACCAGATCCAATAACCTTTGAACCACAATAAATACATTTATTAGGTGCATCGAAATGAACATGTACATTTTGAGGAGAAAATATACAGGGTCTTCCGTAAGTTGTTGAATTGCAGTAAATGCAGTGACTCATATCTATATAATTACCCTTTTATCCTTAAATTTCTCCATTTCGGCTTTAGGAGCTTTACCAATTCTACAATTTATAATGCCATTATGGTATTCATCTTTAAAAAGAACCTCTTTATCAATCTGTTCTTTAATTTCAAAGTAAGCCAATGCCCATTTTGAATCACATGTTCTTAAAATTTTAAAGATAAACTTGTCTTTACCATACTTTTTAATCTCTTCGTTAAGGTCATTAGAAGAGCTTGTATATGATTTCCAATCAGATTCTTTAAAATCTATGCGGTTTTTTTTTTTTCTCTTTATATACTTTCTTTTAATTTTAGATTGTCTTTGTTTTTTATCAATATATTTTTTACCAGTAACAGTATTGGATATTTCATAAATAAAACCAAATGTTTCTTCTGTTATTTCAACAGATTCATTTAAAATCCAATGTCCTGTATCCATTTTATCTACCTACAATCATGTTAGGTATTGTAAATCTTTTAAATGTAGGAAATTTTTTCTTTAATTCCTTCTGATAAGCAGCATCTTCTTTAGCTACACCATTTTTTTTCTTTTTTTTCTTTCTGGGGTTGACACCACCACCAACTGTCATTCCGTATATTGAATTTTTAGTCATAACGGAAGCTTCAGATCCAGTTGGAGCATCACCTTGAACTGGTGCATCTATCACTTGTCCAAAGTCTTCTACTAATTTTAAATATTTTTCTTGAAATTTGTAAAACATGTTATATAATTTACCTTACATTATATACTTATGGATTTATTGTCTAAATATAACGAAGAAATTGTTGAAGATGCAAAAATCGATCAACTTAATATTCTTGAAAAACAACTCATGCTTCCAGCAATAAAGCATAAATGGGTTGCTCGTTTAATTGAACAGAAAAGAAATAAGATGATGTTGGATAGAAAAAAGAAAGAAATTAAAGAACAGGTTTTAGTAAAACTAACAGCAGAAGGTATTCCAACAGGAGTACCACAAGCTGCTTTAAACCGAAAAGTAGAATCTTCTGAAATAATAAGGAAGATTGATGAGGATCTAAAAGATGTAGATCTTATAATTGAATATCTTGAAAAAGTTGAAAAGATATTCAGTTCCATTACCTTTGATATAGGTAATGCCACCAAATTAATGGTGCTTGAGACAACATAATGATCAACATTAACCTTGTTAACAACAAACAAGCACAAATAACAACAGATATTGGAACCCTTAATTTAATTAGGGAGAAATTTTCCATTTCAAATCCAGCTTTCCGCAAAAACAATCGTTTTGCGCCAGCAAGACTTTATGCAATTAGTCCCTTGGGTAAATTTGATATAGGTTTACTTGAAAATATCAAAGCATACCTTGATTCTGATCAATTATTTTACAAGATTGATAGTAATTTAGAAAATAAATTTAAAAATGGATTTGATAATCCCATTATCAAAAAATATTCAATGGTTTATAGAGATCATCAAGACAAATCAATTAAAAAAGCCGTAGAAAAAGGTAGAGGTGTTATAATAATACCTACTGCTGGTGGTAAAACTCTTATTATGGCTGGTATTATAGAGAGTTTGAGACTTAATATGAATAAACCCAATGCCAAAGCATTGGTTATAGTACCATCACTTCAACTTGTAACGCAAACAGCAAAAGATTTTGAAGATTATGGATTGGAAAAAGTTACAAAATGGTCTGGTGATAATATTCCTGACAATGATGCAACAACAATTGTTGCTGGTACACAAATACTTTTAAGTAATAAAACTGATTTATCACTTTTAAGTAATGTTGATATACTTTTAGTTGATGAGACTCATGGTTTAAGAAGAGGTAATGAAATTAATAAAGTTCTTCAACTTGTTAGTACGGATTACAAGTTTGGTTTTACTGGAACCATGCCTCCATCATTAATAGATCAGTGGAATATTATTGGAAAGATAGGTCCAATTCTTTATGAAGAAAAAACAAAAGATTTGGAACTTAAAAATTATGTTTCAAGTTTTAAAATTACAGTTATAAATGTAAATCATAAAAATATTCCAAAATTTACAGCTAATACTATCAGACCAACTGAAGCATATGAGAATGAACTCAATTATTTAATAAACGAACCAAGAAGAAATGAAATTATTTGTAAACTTGCTGTAAAACTTAAAAATAACACCGTTATAATGGTTGATAGAATTGATCACGGTGTTGAACTAGAAAGAAAAATGTTAACAACTCAAATATTGGAAGATTCAAGTTTATCAAAATCTATTCATAACCCACCAAGACCTGTATTTTTTATCAGAGGTTCAACAGAAATAGATGAAAGAGAAAAAATAAGGGAGTTAATGAATGAACGTAATGATGTTATTGTTATTGCAGTATCTAAAATTTTCAGCACAGGTATTAATATTCCAAATTTACATAATATTATTTTTGCATCAGCAGGTAAAGCCAAAATTAAAATCATGCAGTCTATTGGTCGTGCTTTACGTTTACATCACACAAAAACTATGGCTAATATTTTTGACATTTCAGATAATACAAAGTATGGCAAAATACATTTAACTGAAAGAATTAAATTATATGAAACCGAAAAATACACTTATGAAAAAAAAGAAATATAATGAAAAATACAGAAATAAAATTCTAGACAATGATAATGTCTATGAATTTAAAGATGATATTGAAGATGAAATATCAGATGATCATTATGATTCAAGAGATGATACTGATGTTGAATTAGAAATTCAAGATGATGATGTTGATTTAGTTGCAGAAGCAATTGAAATTGAAGTTGTTGATATCGTCAACCAAGAAGAAATCGTTGTTGTCGAAGAAATTATAATAAAGAAAGGTAAAAGAATAGCAGATAAAGCTAAATTTTACGTTGAACCTAAAAAATTTGATGAAGAAATCATGAAATATTATGATTCAGGTAAGATGAGTAATGAATTAGCAGAAATGGTTAGTAAAATTTCTCACAAATTAAGTTATGCTCCAAATTTTATTAATTACAGCTATAGAGAAGAGATGGTTGGTGATGGTGTCATTAGGATGATGAAAGCTTTAATTGCTAAAAAGTATAATCGTGAAAAGGGAACAAATCCCTTTTCATATTTTACCAGAATAGCTTTCAATGCATTTAGAAATAGAATCAAAAAAGAAAAACATATACACGAAACACATGAAAAATATCAAAAAGAATTAATGTTTATGTCAGAACAATTCAGTAACATGTCTAAAAACAATAACATCCGTATCATGAAAGAAAGAAACAGAGAGTATTGATAAAATACATCCGTATGCTATAATATCCGAATGTCCATAATAGGAAATAAACTAAAAAACAGATATATTGGTTGTTTTACAGATATACATCTTGGAATAGGTCAAGATAGTAAGAATTGGCATAAAACTGCTTTAGATTTTGCTAAATGGGCATCTGAATATTATAAAGAAAATAAAATTGATGAAATTATTATTCCGGGTGATACTTTTCATAACAGAAGTGAGATCTCAGTAGAAACTTTAACTGTTGCAAAAGAGTTTTTTGATTATTTTAAAGATTTTTCAGCAGTTTATATATCAACAGGTAACCATGATTGTTATAAAAAAGATTCAAGTGATATTAATTCTATAAAACTTTTAGATGGATGGAATAATATACATGTTATTGACAATGATCCATTAATCCTAAACACACCATACGAAAATAAAACCGTTGGTATCATCCCTTGGGGTGTTGATTTGCAAGACTTCCCTAAATGTGATATAATGTTTGCTCATCTTGAAATCAATTCATTCCATATTGGACCATTTAAAATCTGTGAACACGGATTATCCTATAAAGACTTATTTAAAGTGTCTCCTTATATTATTTCTGGTCATTTTCACAAAAGAGATCATAGAAAATTTGAAAAAGGAGAAATTCTTTATTTGGGCAGTCCGTATCAGCATAATTTTGGCGATACCAATGATGATAGGGGTATTTATATATTTGATCTTAAAGAAAATACATTTAAGTTTATCGAAAATACTATTTCCCCGAAACACATTAAGTTTTCGGTAAAGTCACTTCTTGAAAACTCAGATAAAATTCATGATTTAACTAAAAATAATATTATAAGTGTAATAGTTGATACTAAAATTGATCATGAAAAATTATTATCATTACAAACTAAAATAGCTTCTATAGGTCCAGTTACATTAAGGCTTGATTATCAAGAACCAGATGACAGTTTAATACCAACTGGTGATGAAAAAGATTATCAAGGAGAAGATTTATACAAAAACATAGAAGAATATATCAATAATCTTGATATAGAAAACAAAAAAGAAGTTGTAGAATATGTAAAAGAGTTGTATAATTCATTAATATGAGAGACGATATAGGAATAGGTATAATAGATGTTTACACGCAAGACGATTTAACGGCTTGTATATCAAACTTACCAGTAACAACAAATACAATTTTAGTATCTGATACTAAAAACAAATTACCAGATCATTTTAATGTTAAAAAATACGGTAACGGTGTACCGTTTGCAACATTAAGAAACTGGATTATATCACAATTTAGGCTTCAAGGTAACATTAAGCACATATTCCTTGTAAACAGTAATCAAATAACAAAAGATACAACTATTTTTGATAAAATAATTAAAACAGCTGAAACATTTGGAACCAGATTAATTTTTGGACCAGAAGTTAGTATTCTTTCAATTGAAGATGATGAAAAAAATATAGAATTACATTTATCCGAAAAAATTAATAGTGATTTTATTTATATATCTAATGATGTTGTATCAGAGATTGGATATTTTGATGAAAGATTTTTTAATACTAAAAATTTAGATGTTTTAGATTATATTGAAAGGCTTAGAGAAAAAAAAATACATACACCTACAGGATTTAATCCAATGATTGTTGGTGATATTCAAACTACAAAATCTAAAATACAAAAATTAAATTATAAAGAAATGGTAGATCGTGATAAAACCGTTGATATGTCATATGCTTACTTTTTACACAAGTATAGATATATACCAACACAAAATGATCCAAAACCAGTTTCAAATGATGATTTAATGAAAGTTTTAGAGGAGCTACAAACAAATTATGGATCAAAGTAAAATTGGCATAGGTATAATAACTTGTAACAGACCAAACTTTTTTAAAAAGTGTTATTCATCTATTCCATCAAGGTATTTAAAAGATACTGTTGTTATAAATGATGGTAAACCTTTTGAACATGGTGATGTTACAAGTCATTTCATCCAACATGAAACAAATAAAAATGTAGGATATAGTAAAAATGAAGCTATGATATACCTATTAGATCAAGGATATGATTATATTTTTACATTAGAAGATGATATTATTATACAAGATGCTGATATATTTGAAAAATATGTTGAAGCATCAAATAAAACAGGTATCCAGCATTTTAATTTTGGTTTTTCACAAAGAGAGAACCTTGATTACAATTTAAAACCTCTTTATCGTAAAACTATTGATTATGGTGATGTAAAAATAGTTTTAGCACAAAATATCCTTGGAGCATTTACCTTTTACACAAGAAAAGCACTTCAAAAAGTAGGTTTGCATCACATTGATTTTAATAAAGGTCACGGTGATCATTTGGAATTAACATATAGAGCATCCAAACATAAATTAACAACACCATTTTGGTGGTTTGCTGATCTGCATGGTAGCTGGAATATGATTATTAATCAAAGTAACTTTGAAACTGATTCTGTTGTAAGAAATAAAAACTTTGAACAATATTTTAATGAAGCAAGATCCACATTTAAACATCTTCATGGATGTGATATATTTCAAGTACCACAAACTTCAGAAGAAGAATTAATAAAAATATTAAAGGAGATTAAAAATGCGAGAAATTAGCTTTATAAGTGAAACACATTTAGGAGATTGTATTTTTACTACTGATTTCTTAAATAAAATAATTAAACTTGATGATAATATTAAAGTAAACTTTTATATTTTTGAAAAACATAAACATCAAGTAACAGAATTAATTGAAGATCATGATAGGATACATGCTTTAAACTACTCAAATGCCCCTACAAACGCTCAAAGAGCATGGATGGCTCAATATGGACAGATTAAACAAATTCCCTTTGATTTTACTAAATTAAAAATGGATTTTTATAATATTCTTTGTAAAGAACTTAAATTACCAAATCCGTATAATGACAAAATAGATTTACTATTTGATCATAAAAATTTAATTAGTAATAATCATACTGCCGATATACTTTTAATTAACTCAGATCCACTCAGTAATCAATTAGGCGGAAATAAATTGAATTGTGATGCATTTTTAGAGAAATTTAAAGATAAAAACATCATAACAACTAAAAGAGTTAAAGGTTTTGACTGCACAATAGATCACAATTATTCAATTTTTGATATTGCAAAATTATCACTTGGTGTAAATAAGATAATTGGTGTTCATACTGGACCTTGGCATGTTATTATGAATAAAAAGAACTATGATATGGGTAAAAAGTTCTATTATATTGATAATAATTGCTGGTACACATATGATAACACTATAAGAATAAAAGATTTAACCGTATTTAATTAACTATGATCACATATTTCAACAAAAACTATTTAGATTACATCTTGCTACAACGTACAAGACTCAAAACTGAATATAAAATCATACCCGATAGTAACGATAGAGATATTTCTTATGCTTTATCTGTTATGGGATACAGGGATCTTGAATTAATAACTCCATATCTACCAAATGCAAAAAATGTTGATTATAAAATATTAGATATTGGTTGTGGTCTTGGTGTAATTGATGTGCTTTTAAGTAAACATTATCCAAATGCAAATTTTTATTTACAAGATAAAAGTGAAACTATTGATTTAACTAAAAAATACAACGGATTTAATGAAACATATCAGTATTACAATAATATTGATTTATTAAAAGAATTTGTAACAAATAATGGTATTAAAACTTTTAATATTATTGATGGTAATGATATCTTTAATACAGATTTAAAATTTGATGTAATAATGTCATTACTTTCATGTGGTTGGCATTATTCACTGCTTACATATTTGGAATTTATTAAAACACATCTTTCAGATGAAGGTATTTTAATTATTGATGTAAGAAATGAAACAGAAGAAGGATTACTTTATGAGTATTTCCATAATGTTAATAGAATTTTTAACCCATATGAGAAAAGACATGATGGTGGTATTGTTGGTTATAGATATGTCTGCTCTTTATTAAAATAAACTAATGAAATATTTCATAGCTGGTAATGAAATACATTCTGATAAAAACCTTGAATCAGGTCCATTAGAAAATTATTATGAATTGGGTTTTGAAACAGTTTATACTCATTTATTAGCTAAAAGATTCATTAATAATGGTATTTTAGATGTAAACAATGATGTAGTTGTTACATGTGAAGGCAGAGAGTTCCTTTATAACAATTACATTAAAACAATAACATGGAAACAGTTTGAAGAAATCAAATTAACTCAATTAACAACTACAATTAATGGTACAGAGTATCTTTTAAATAATATATTCAAAGAAACTGAAGTTTTTCATGATCTTTACATGGAAAATAGCGTTACAATTGGTAAAATGTTTGATTCAAATTTATCAGAACAGGAAAATTATCAAAACTATGTTAATAATGGTATACCAAAATACAAATACTTTGATGAAGATTATGATTTAATTACAAATTTAAATTTTAATAAAGATTTAGTTATACCTGATCAAAAATACATATGTTTTAATCGTA